AACTACAATATTAAAAGGACATTCATCACATTTACTTGTTCCACAAATACTTTGATAATCTTTCATTAACTCTTTTAGTTTTTTAAATAATTCTTTCATAGAATCCTCTCCCTAATAAATTACGCATTTTATAGAATTTCTTCTATGCTAATAAATTTATCCCCAAGTGTTTCATTTAAACAGACAATAAAACCATATTTTTCTGCCATTTCTAATTCTATTTTATTTCCTGTTTCACAAGTATAATCTTTATGAAAACACTTACTTCCTAAACCATATGATTCAGCAATTCTATTAACTTCTGCCATAGATTTTGCCCTACATACAACTCTAAATTGTGAGTGGTGTCCTTTATATCCTAGTTGCTTTAATTTATCTAATTTTTCACCACTAATATTAATATTTGTACCATAATATTTATCTTTTCTAGGCATAATATAACCTCCGTGAATTATGTTTTTTATCTAACTTATTTTACCCACATTACCATCACAATTCCAAATTACTCCTACTGGCTTATAAACTCTCTTAACTTCACCGTCACAATATATACAGTGGCACGTATTTTTGTCTGTTACGTCAAACTCTTTATTACAATTACAACATCTAAAAGTATATGTCGGCATTATTTTTTCTTCCTCCTCTTACGTGTCTTGTTACCCTTACTATTCTGTTCTAACTTATCGATTTCCTCCTGTATTTCTTGTTGTTGTTCAAAATTTGATTTAGCCATCTCTTTAGTTTTATATCCATTTGCTTCACACTGAGCAAAAGGTTTAAATTCACATAAATCACATTTGCTGATCCATCGTGGCACAACTCCTTTTCTGTTATATATAAAATAACCTTTTTATTCTATAATCCGTTTGACTCCTGCTCTATCTAATAAAAAATCCATTATTCTATCAACTGCAAAATCAAAACATTTATCATTGTTTTCTTGTCTAACCTTTACACTAACACCATTAACCTCATTGGTGTGGTTTATTATACTCATAGCTAATATTTCAATATTTTTATATTCTTCAAATACTTTATTACCCATAAATAAACTCCTTTATAAAGTTGTTTTTATAAACTTTCTACTGGCTCAAGTTTATTAATTTTTCTACAATGCTCACATTCTAATTCGTCATCATCACCAAATACAAAAGCGTTGTTAAATCGACCACAGTAGTCACATTTAAAACCATATCCAACTATTCCATATCCATCATCTAATCCTGCATATTTAGACATATTTTACCTCCAATTGTTAATAATTTTTTCTTTACATACTGGACAATTAAATTCTTCATACTTTAAAAAATCATCTAATATTTCTTTTACAACACAATTTTTGTTAAATAAAATATATCCACAATAAGGACAGATATAATCTCCGTTATCCTTAGTAATACTTTCTTTCCACTTTTGACTTAGTTTCTCAAACACTTCTAAAAATGTCTTATTTTTAACATCAATACCTACTTCATTTAATGATTTAATTCTTTCTAATATATATTCTTCATCAAATTCTATTTCATCAATCCATAACTTTGTTTTGATTTCTTTTTTATATTCTTTATTTTCTTTACCTTTTCTGTAAGATGTAGTTTCTGTATTTCTGTTGACAGCAACTTTACTATCTTTAATTTGTTTTTCTAACCATTCTAGTAATTCATTATTCAATTTAAACTGCACCTCCTACTTTCCATTTTTGCTTTTGTTCATTAAAAGTCCATTTTTGATGATAAATTTCTTCACCTGTTACCTTATCTTTATCTGGATAACCACTAGCAAAGTAACTATCTTTATTAGAAACAGTATACTTTAAGATGTAGAATTTTTTCTCAAATCTAAATCTTGTTTTAGCCTTTTTAATTGCTACTTGTATGTCATATTCCTGTATTTCCTTTGATGTTGTTGCTCTTTGTCTTCTAACCGCCATTTGTTACCACTCCTCTATATTTTATTTTTTATATATTACTTTGCAATTTGCCATTTTCCTTTATCTACACGAATATATTTAGTCCTAGCAGGTTCAAAAATATTCCCATCCATATCTTCATAATCAACAATCATTTCATCAATTCTGTTATTGTTTTTATTAGCAATTCTACTTGCAACTCTTTCAATATCACTCATTTCATATGCTTTTATTATTTTATCGTATAATTTACCTATATACATCCTTACTTCTCCTCAATAAAATCCATCTTTCATGCTGTTAAATTTCTTAATTCTAAAAGTTCCTTGTTGCTCATTAACTTTTTACCCTTCCTATGTGTTATAGTTATAATATCAATAAACTTATAAACAATATTCTTATCTGTAGTAATACTTTTATTTTTAATATCTATCCTTTTTACAATAGCAGTTTCACCATTTTTAAAGATTAACCTATCATTTACATTAATCGTCATTAAGCAATCCTCCTTAAATTTAAACTTGCCTTAACTGTTACCCTATCAACTTGCCATTTGCTATAAAGTAATTCCCGATACAGTGACCACACTTTATTGCTGTTATACTCTCTAACCTCACCAAAGGCATAAAATGGTGGCATATCATCCCAATTAAATTTATCTGCATTATTTAATATAGTTTCACCTATTCTATCAAGCTTACTTTGAAACTCAGCACTTCTATTTTTACCCCTAATAATCCATTCATTATTTAATGCTGTCATATAATTAAAAAGATCAGGAAGGTAAGGTTGCCCGTTATTAAATATATGTTGTGTTATAGGATGATTAAACCATCCTGCCTTACCTTCTGTTATGCTTAATTTATTTAAAATACTTGTCGCAACTTGACTACATTCAATTACTTGTTTATTTAATCTACTATCACAAAGAAATTTTGCTGTTTGCTTGTGGTTTTTGTATGGTCTAAATATTTGCATTAACTTGTAATTCCCTGGCAATAGCCATAATTTCTTTATACATACTGTAAGGTATAGCATCCGTACTGTTATACTCATTTAATAATGTAATTAATTCGTTAACTTTTTTCATATTAAAAAACTCCTTTAGGCTCCATAAATATTTGATAATATTTATCTTTGGAATCTTTAGATCTCAAGAATAGTATAAAGTCAGGTTGGAACCCTCTACCTTTTTCAAAATCATAGATCTTGTATACTTCTTCATTTCTTAATAGATATACTTCTTTATATTTTCTTTGTAGATTTACTATTGTATTCTTAATTTCTTCAAGCAATTCTTTCTCTTGATCTGTACCATGGAAAGAATCTAGAACATACCAATCTTGCAATTTTAAGTCATTTTCTATACGCACAGAATCTTCATCTTTTTCAATACTTTTAACTTTTGACTCTCCGAAAATCTCACTAAAATTAGATGCAATAAATTCTGTTCCTTTTTTAGGATTGATAATGCTTTTAAATTCATTTAAGAAAGTTTCTAGAAAGCTCAGTAAAATATTTAGCTTATCTTTATTTGAAATATCCTTAAACTCTTGACTGCTATTTATGATAATAGGAATCTGAAAATCACCTAAAAATCTTTCATCAATTAATTCATCTATAGTTTCAATATCTAACTCTTTTTTTAATCTATCAAAATGTAAAAGTGAAGTGCTTGGTTTCGCTTTTATATTGACAGCTTTATGTATAATGTGCTTTTCAAATTCTTTAAACTTAATATTTATGGTTTTGTAGCCTTTATCTCCTAATTTGAGACGATTTATATCATCTGCATCTTCAAAGCCAAAATGACCTTCTATAAAATTTAAGCCTTTGATTTTATAACCGGTATAAAAGTCTTTTGATATATCGCTTAAAGTTTTCTTTTTTCTTTCCGGATTATCAGTCTGGTTATTATGCCATACTTTTACATTCTTATAGAAAGATTTATCTTGGAATTCCTTTTTGATTTTAAACGTTTTAATTATTTTGTTATCTTTAATGTATCCATCTTTTCTTAACTCTTCTTTAAGATGAGAAATATATCTAGACTCTTCATCATATGTATAATAGTATAATTCTTCTAGCACTCTTAATTCATTTTTCATATCATCATCAAATTTTCTTTTATTCTTTTGTTTATTATTATAATTGAATGGGAAGTATCTAACACCTCTTCCTATAAGCTGTTTTTCTTTTGTTGTAGCTTCAGGTGTTTTTTTAGTACTTCCGCCTGTATTTTGTCCCTGATAAAGCCTAACTATATCGAATAGATTAAGTACATCCCAACCTTCTGTTAATCTCTCAACTGTAAAAATTGCTCTAATATGGTTGTTTTTATCCTCTAAGCTATTAAGTAATCTATCTTGGTCTTCATCAGTTTTCTCTGTCTTTGTGGTATTTGTTTTGGAGTTTGTTATAATGCAATTTTTTTCTGCAAAATTATACTTAATACTTTCAGCTATTTGAGAATAAGTAATATTTTCTTTTTTAATAAATTCAATTACATCCATTGTTCTAGATTTTCCCTGTTCATATATAGTACCATTTTCATTCACTCTACTGTCAATATCTTTGAGGAACTCAAAATCACTGGATTTTATATCATTCACAATATTTAAAAACTCTTCATAATCAGCTCTTGATTCGTCAATCGTTTTACTCCTAAACAGAATTACTGGCTTAAAATTAGCAAGGCTATCATTACCTAAACTATAATACTTTAATGCAATTTTTTCTCTATACCAATTAAATAATAAGGCTTGAAGTATTCTTTCTTTTTTATTAAATGTTGAAGATATCAAATTTATTTCTTTTGTATAACCAGCGCTTAAAAACTCTTTCAATCCGAATCTATATATTATCTTATCGCTGTATTTTTGCGCAACTTGGTCATTCTCAGGGATTGTAGCGGTAAACTCCAATAATATATTTTTATTATTTTTGATTTGACCTTTTTTGTTTAAAATAAGTTCAATTACTGTATGCTCCCATCCTCTTTTTTCAACTTCAACCACACCAGTTCTGCCTGTTATTTCTGTGACCAAATCCATCTCTTGCTGACCATTTTTATTTTTTGTATCAGCGTTCAGATGATGAGCTTCATCAGCTAACATTACGATGTTTTTCTTATTCAATTCTTCCAAAATAACCTGATTTTCTCTCTCAATATGAATATCATTATATAGCTTCTGAATAGTAGTAAATTTAATTTCAATATCTTCAGTGTTATCACTAAAAGTTTCTACTTTTTTTATATTTACATCTTTATCATCTATAACAATTTTATCTTTAAAAAGATATTTGTTATGAGTACTATCAATAAAGTTATTTTCAGTTTTATCTACGATATTATTTTGGTTAACAAAAAAAATAAAATTTCTATATCCCTTCTTATAATAAAATAAAATAGTTGCCGCCATAAGCATTGTTTTCCCTGTACCAGTAGCCATATTAAACATTAAATGTGTAGGAGTATTAGGACTCTCTATTTCTTTAACGCCTTCATAGGTTACCAGATTCTCAAAAGCTTTTCTTTGCCAATCAAAAAATTCATATTTTAAATTATCCGTTACATGCTTTGGCACTTCAGGGAAGGGAATTCTAAGCTCATATGCTTTTACTTTGATTGTTTCGTACAGATTTTTAATATCAGCCATAATTACTCCCCTTTATAAAATAGTGTTGTTAATTCCTGATCTTCTTTACTTATCTCATATCTACTATCTTCCATTTCAGACTTCTGTACATACATTTGATTAAGGTCTAACATTGTTAGAAACATTCTTTTTTGTTCTTCAAGAGAAAGAGCAATAAAATTTGCTTCTTTTATTACTTTATTTTTAAATTCATTGATTTTAACATTATAATTTAAAAAATATTTATCGCATAGCACATCAAATAAATTTGCTAGTTCTTCTAAAGTTTCACAGTTATTTATTTCATTCTTTGCTTTCTCATTCCATTTAGCAAGCTCAAAATAAACAAAATCACCTCCGCCTTGCCATTCTGCTTCTTCACTAATACCACTTTGTTCTCCTTCAATTACTTTACTTAATCTGAATTGAATTTTTTCAATATGATCTTCTAGTTGTTCTATGGAGATATACTGTCTCTTTAATTTATGTGCAACTCCTGCAGTAGTTCCACTGCCTCCGAAAAAGTCTAGTACAATTTCATTTTCATTAGTGAAGTATTGAATAAAATGAGCTATAAGATTTTCTGGTTTTTTGCCACCTCCGATATCTACACTTCCTTCATGTCTGCAATTTCCAAAATCAGCTTCATATTGTAGGTAGTTATATATAAGATTTGGAATAGGCTTTTCCTTAGTATAGTCTCCACTCATTACACCTTCTCTTATACTAACAGGTACTCCTGAATAAAATTTACCTCTAAATGCCTCTTTTTTTCTTGGTCCTGTTATATACCTGTATCCTAAACCATCTTCTCCCATTCCATAAACTTTATATAATGTTTTTAAACCATCTTCTTCTTTTCTTTCTATTAAATATTTACTCAAAAACTCAGCAGCTGTTCCACTTTGTCGTATTAAACTACCTGTTGCCCATGTCTCTTTTAAACCATCAATATTAGATTCTATTTCTTCAATCTCATATTGACCATCTTTGAATATTTCTACCTTTTTCCCGTTTATATTTTCTATTTTTCCTGACTCTAACTCTGTAATTTTATATTTGAACTTATCAAGTGAGTATTCTTCTTTTAGTTTATTTGGTCTAAATGATTGAGTTTGTTTTGAATATACATGGACAACTTCCATTACCTTTTGAAAATCATTATCTTCTGATAGTGTCTTATTATCATATCTAACTTGAACATAAAAAGACGTCTCAAACTGTTCTTCTCCCATTATCTCATCTAGTAGAACCTTCAAGTAAGCTTGTTCTTTATCATCAGATTGAATTACTAACACCCCATCGGGGGCCAATAAATCCTTTGCTACTTCTAATCTATTTTTCATGAATGTTAGCCAAGTAGAATGATTGAAGTTATCATTGTATTTAAAGCTATCTTTTCCTGTATTATATGGTGGGTCTATGTAGATTAATTTTATTGCATCAGTGAATTGGGATTTCAAACTATGTAATGCCAATAAATTATTTCCTTTGATAATAAGATTCTCTGTAATTATTCCATTATCATCTCTCTTTATTTCTTTAACCTCTTCTATTCCACTTTGAGTGAATCGCTTCCAATTAACAAAGGCTTTATCGTCTAAAAGTCTATCAATTTCATCTTGTGCTAATATCTGGTTGAAGAATATTTCCTTTCTCTTTTCCTGCTTTTCATTATAAGTTTTTGCTTTATAACCTTTTTTTTCTTGAGTTTTGTTGACTTTTTCATCATACTCAAAATAAGTATCTAATCCTTCTTCATCACTTTGTCCGCCCTCTAGAACACAATCTTTAAAAGGAAAATTTAATACTACCTCACTTCGTTTTTTTATAAAATCTTTACCATCTGAGAGGCCTATGATATTTTTAAAATCGGTGAATGAATTATTGATTTTGTTCTCTTCCATAAAAAATTTAAAATCATTAATCTTAAAAACATATACATCTTTAACTTTAATAAAAAATTTATTTCTGGTTTCTTCATTTTGTAATAGTAAATCAATTATTGTTTCATCGATTTTATCTATTAAGTCAAAAAGAAGAATTTGATTAAATTCTGTCTTTGAATCATTCCAAAGGCGGTCATCTTGCTTTAGCAATTCAATTATAAGATCTTTATACTTTTGATTATCCATCATAATTCCTCCAATAGTCTGGTTTTTATTCTGTTCCATGTCCTTCTCTTACCCATTCATCAACTTCGCTTAATTTAAATTTCCATTGACGTCCTATTTTAGTAGCAGGCATTTGCTTCTTAGAAATCCACCTATAAATTGTGTCTTTACTAACCCCAAGGTGTTCAGCTGTTTCCTCTAACGAATACCATCTTTCTATTTTGGGTTCAGACATTAATAGCACCTCTATTTGTTGTAGTTTATCAATTAATTCTTGTACTGTTAATGTTTTATCAGTCATAATTTTAAACCTCCTTTTATTTTATTATATTCTCCTCAGTACCCCTAACTCCTGCTGTTATATAGTTTTAGGGACACTGAGCAGGAATATAATCCCTGCTGTTATGTTAATAAACTTTTATACACCCATCTAAACATATATTCTTTTCCTAGTTCGGCACACTGTAATTTTACCAAATTTCCTTTATTATTTATTTTATTAATTATATCTTACTTTATTGTATGTCTAATGTCAATAATTATAAGTATTAATATTACATTGTAAATTTGATAAATACGCCCACAATTTAAAATCCTTTTCTGTTAACTCTACTTTTGCTCTTTTAATAGTGCTAAAATTTAATATTACATAATCTCTCTCTAAGTGGTCTGGATCAATACCTATTACCTTAGAAAAATTTTCTTGTAATTTAGTCATATTAATCTCTCCTTTTAATTTAATGATATATAGCTCTTTTCATTCTTTTTATTTCAACTTCTAATTTATCAAATTCATTTGCAAGTGCAGGAAAATTTTCATAATTCCACCCTTTTTCAGTTATGACTAAACAATCCTTAAATAGATTAAATCTACTTTGTTTAATATTATTTAATATACTTTGTTTCATCAATCTCACATCCTTTAATATTATATTATCACATTAAATAAAAATCTAGACTTTGACTAAATAAAACTAAAATAATAGTAAAAATTATTAGTAAAAAATTTTTAATTGCTTCTTTGTTAAACGTCATTTATAATTACCTCCTTTAATATTATATTATCATACTGCTATAATACAAGGATTATAACCTTTTATATTAATCATGCCTGGGTCTGTTATAACTGTTATTACCCAAATAGTATTATGCCATCTTTTTACTTTTACAACAAAATTATATTTTTTACATGGTATATAAGTATCTCTGTTATGTGGGACATCAGCATTATTAATTGCATATTTGATATGTTTTTTAGGAACATCCCTTTCTATTTTTCTTTGCCAGCCATGATCTCTATACCTTATTTCAAAACTACTATTTTTTGCCATGTGTTACTCCTCCTCCCCCTGTTATATGAAATTATTCTATATATTATTTAGTTTCCGATAATTTCTTTTGAATTTTTAATAACTCATTAACTGCTGTTATATGCTCTTTTTCGCCTGTTATTAATCTTGTAGCAACAATACCAATTAAATCTTTTAAATCCATCTTTTGTTCTCTATTTAATTCAACATTAATTAACATTATCACTCCTCCTTTTTTATTAATAAAATCGTGCTTTTATTAAACACTACCTAAGAAACATAATCCCATTTTATAACATATTTCCTGTGCTTTTTCCCTAGCTTCAAATTGGCTATAATGTTCTACTCTAATTATAATTTCTTCTCCATCACTATTATTAGATTTAAAAAGATAATTTCTCATTTATATACCTCCTTTCTTTTAGTTTTACCCCAATTCCCAAGGCACAGATTTTTGTCTGTTACCTTCGGAGCAGGAGTAAACCTGCTGTTATGCTTCTTTTGGTACTACAAAAGCTAAATCAAAATTATTATATTCACGTAAAATTCTATACATATACTTTTATTACTTAATTAAATATATTTTATCTTCTCCGTCAGAATATATAAAAACTAATTGATTATCGTATGTTAAAGCAATTTCTTCTAGATTATAAGATGAATATTTTACATTTATTTCTCCTAAGAGAACACTTATATTAACTGGTAAATCATTAAAAACAAATTTTGCATAGTCATCTTCAATATATTCACATAAAAAGTATTCTAAAAACTCTTCTGTTTCCGACCAAGTACCCAAATCTCTTACATAATTATTTACTGTATTATAAACATATTCTCGCTCATCTTCTGTTAAATATGGTTTTAAATCTGATATGTTTATTTCCTCTTGGGTTAATGGTTTTAAATTATAATTAAAATTAGATCGTTTAAAAACTGTATATTCTACAAGATGTTCACCAATCTCTGTTATAGTTTCATCTTTTAAATAATTTAATAATTCTTCATAATCATTAAAACTATAAATACTTCCAGCTATATCAAGGATAATTTCATTTTCTTTTTGTTGTATATAACCTACTACTTCATCTTCCCAATGGAAGTCTTTTAATTTGATACAAACTTTATCAGCATCTTCTAATTTCCTTTTAATTTGTTTTAACATTTTACATACCTCCATAAAATTTTTATTTAGTATTATAACCATTCCCAAAGGGAATTAGAATTGCTTTGAAATCCTGGTTTTATCTAACCTTCTAAAAATCCTGTTAATCTTATTTTTTTACCTCTCCAATCTTCTACCATAGCAACCCTATATAATTCACCAACAAACCTTCCACCTTTATCAAAATGACCAGTTGAGACTTCAACTTCCAAAGACTTATCTTCTATTTGTTGTAGTTTATCAATTAATTCTTGTACTGTTAATGTTTTATCAGTCATAATTTTAAACCTCCTTTTATTTTATTATATTCTCCTCAGTACCCCTAACTCCTGCTGTTATATAGTTTTAGGGACACTGAGCAGGAATATAATCCCTGCTGTTATGTTAATAAACTTTTATACACCCATCTAAACATATATTCTTTTCCTAGTTCGGCACACTGTAATTTTACCAAATTTCCTTCTTCTTCAATAGGTTTAGTATAAAATATTCCTTTATGTCCATTATAACCATCTGGAAGTGCTGCAGTTATTAACTTGCTATATCTTTTTCTATTTCCTCTTTTATTTCTTCATTAATTCTACAGGGTAATAAAACTGCCTCACCTTCTGGAGATACTGTATAAATAGGACTTAGCCAGTTATCTGTTGTATATATTTCTAAATCTTTAGTTCCTAATATTTCTATTACCTCAATTAATAATTCTATATTTAAATAACCATTATTAATTTTATAAAAACCTTCTTTTACATCTAAAATACTTTTTGATTTAGTTGCTTTTTTGTTTGCTTTGGCTGTTTTTAATTGTGCTTTTAATTCTTTTATATTTGGAGTATTTACTCTTGTTTTATTATTATCTCTTGCATTATTTATAATGGTGTCAATGTCGGGCATATCTTCTACAATAGGTAATCCTTCAATAATATTGTTAAATCTAAAAGCTGAATAGGTGTTTGTAAAAATCATTTTATCATTAACTATTTTCACACCATGTATTTGTGGTCTATGTGCCTGATTTTTTATTGTTTTATCTATATACTTTTTAATTGATTTAAAAGCATTAAAAGTTCCTTTCTTTTTTGCTTCTTCTTCAGCAATATACCTTTTTATAAGTTCCTCCAGCTCAACTGTTTTTGTTGTGTCCTCCCTGGATGCAATTGTTAATTCTAACATTTTAGATAAATTCATTTTAATTCCTCCTATAAAATAAAATTTTTATTTTGTTATACTAATTTAATGCTTTCTGCCTGATTCCAATTCCAATAAGCACATTCTAATGCATGTTCTGGACTATTGCCTTTTATCTCATCTGCATTTTTTAAACCTCCTTATTTATTATCTACTATTAGTATATATATAATACTTATTATTGTCAATAGTTTTCAAGTAATTTTTATATTTTATTTTTATATTATTATTCTATGCAGTAAACATAAAAATGATACACTATACCCCTAATTTTTTAGTGATTTTCTGAAAATAAAAACCTTGATTTTAAAGGCTTTTTTAAGATATATTTCATATAAGAAATTAATCTGAGCGTTTAAAATTACCCTATGAATAGCAAAGTATAGGTAAAAATTTTATCGCCTTAAAAGTGACTTTAAAGAATAAAAAATCCTTCTACATTAAAAGTAAAAGGATTTTTCTATGTACTATTCAAATAATCAACACCTTTAAGCGGAAATTTTTAGTGCCTGACTGTCTTTTTTAATTTGCATTAAAACTTTTTTAGTCATTTGTTTAATGATAAACTCATTTTGCACATCATTAGTTTCTAATCTTGCTTCTATTATCTTTTTTAAATTTACATTTTTCATCATTTATCACCTCCTATTTAGTATTATGCTATGTTGCTTAGAAAATCCTTAATATATCCTAGTTCGCTGTTACTAATCATGTTTATATCTTTTGTTGTTACTGCATACCAAAGACTAATAATAGCCATTTTAGTATTTTTATTACTATCATCTAAATTTTTATAAACTGGAAGAATAAATTGTTTATAGTAGTCTTCTGTTATAGTGTTTAATAATTCTTCTTTTTGTTCTTCGGCAGTCTTTTTAGTTTCTTTTCTATCCTCATATTGTAGATAATCATTATTTTTTTTATCATTGCTAACCTGGACAAAATCTTTTAAACCTGTTACATAATAAGGAAAACTTTTTCCTCTTCTTAAATGATCTTTTATAAACTCATCATAAGCCTTATGAGGATTATTTTTGTTAAGTAATAACCAATAATTAACTTCCATTTGCATCAATTCCATATCTTGTTTGTTTCTTCTTCTTGCCATTTTTAAAACCTCCTAGTGGTATAATTTTCTTTCTGTTACATGGTGCTAAAAGTCTACTGTTACCTAGATAAAAAATTCAAATACATCAATATTAAGATATTCTGCAATAATTAATATATTAATTAAATCTATTCTATTATAATTCTTAGACTTACTATAGCTATAAATAGTCTGTATATTAACCTCAAGCAGTTCCGCCAGTGTTTGAGCAGTCAGTCTGTTACCTTTTACAATACGTTTATAATTATTCTGTAGTGCTTCGGTTGTCGTGCTGTTATATAGTTTTTTTAGTTGTTTATAATATTCCATTCTTAAAACCTCCCTAGCCCAAAAGAAAAAAGGAATAATTAGTATTAATTAACTAATCATTCCCTATCCCTTTTGGGCTTCTAACGGGTATTAAATTTCTAAGTTTAATTCGTACGCTATTTGTCTTATTGTCTCTTCAAATCCAAACCAAGCTAGTAAATTTTGATTATTTGTATCTTCGGCAAAAATATCATCTTCTTCCCACTTGTCACCGAATACTTCTTTTGGAGAATTAAAGCCAGTTTGATCTAAAGTTTCTTTTAATAAATCCTTTATTTCTCTTTGATACTTTTTATAAAATTCTATTGTGTCTGAGTAATAAATTAAACTTCCTTCTATTCCGCTTTGACATCCTCCATACATTAAATCGTTAATATAAGTTTCTATGTCGCTTGTATTTCCTTTGTTTAGTAATACGTTGACAACTTTTTTAACTAGTCTGTTGTCGCTATTAGTCTTGATTTCCTTTAATTCTTTTTTAGTAAACATAAAACTAAAAACCTCCTTGAATTTAATTTATTTTATACCCTTCTTAATATCCTAAATAATATTTAAGATATTAAGCAAGGTATAAAACCTTGCTGTTATTTATTCTTCATCCCTGTTCATGATTTCTTCAAAATCATTATAACCTAACCAATCTGCAATAGTTTCATCTTCAAACCAAAAGAAGTCATTTATTTCAGTTTCTGACATTCCATCAGGATTAATTTCTTCCAGCATATTTTCTATTGTTTCTAGTTCATCTTCTGTTAAATATTTTACAGTGTCTTTTGCTCCACTCCAAAAATTGAAATTCCTTAAACTTTCTTCTTTGTAAATTCTCATAATGTAAAACCTCCATATATTTTTATTTGTTTTGTTAATTTATTATAGCATACCCTTTTTTAGTATGTCAATACTATTTTTAAATTATTTTTACTTTTATTTTTTGTTTATAAAATTCCTTTTTTATAACAAGTTTCCTTGTCACTTTGTTATTGGTGCTGTTATATTGGATAAAAAAAATAACTAGTAAAAAATACTAGTTTTATCTTTTAAAATCATTATTAAAGTTAAAATTAAAGCTGTTAATACTATTAATAATTTTACTTTTTTGTTAGAATATTTATGCTTTTTAATTCCCCAAATATCAGACACCGTGTCAAATAATAAATTTATAAATTTAATTTTTATCACTCTCCTTTTTAAATTCTTTTTCTACATAATTAAAACAAGTATAGTCATCTCTTATTATTGGATTCTTTAATTTACAATAACCATTTTCGTCCTTATGTTTACAGTTTATAGAATCACATTTCATTTTATTACCTCCTTTAAAATATTATAACAGATAATTTAAGTAAGTTAATAGTAACATAATAATACTATAAACACAAGATAAAATATAAAATTTATTGTATATCTTATTATTAGTATTATATATAATTTTATACTGCTTATTTGCCCTAGGATTGATTCAATATATTAGTATAGGTAAAACTATATATAAGTAATTAAAACACACTACAAAGGAAATAAACACTATTTAAAGGCAAGTAAAAAGACTAGGTTTCCCCCTAGCCTTTTTTATATATTCGTGTAAATTATTTAGATCAATTATTAAACTAGTCACTTCTCTAAAAAATTTATCCATGTCTTGTATTTTTAAATCTTTATAGTTATTTTTAAAAGTAGCATATTTTTCTAAATTGTCTGACGTTTTTTGCATCCGTTCCACTTTCTTTTTAATGTTATCCATTCTTTTTGACCTCCTCTATTTTATTATTAATTTGTTCTAATAGTTCCGACACGTCAAAATTTTTACAAGCCATAATTTGAGTTTTAATATTGTAAAGTTCCTGCAAGTTTTTAGTCATTGTTAAAACCTCCTTTTAAAATATTTTATAATTAATTCTAACATATACAAAAACAAATTGCAACTATTATTATATATTTTACTATTTAAATTAGTTTTAAGTTGAACTTATAAGAATTACTTACAAGTTAATAAAAAAAAGAAAAACCTAGTATAAACTAGGTTAACTAACTGCTTTATATCCATTTTTTATTCTGTTAGCACTATTCATAATCCAATTTAAAAACTGCCATTTTATAACCTCTTCTATAGTTTCATATTTTTCTATATCTTTTTTATTAGAAGGATAACCTCTTAAATCTGATCCATAAAATATTTTACCTGTTTTAGTATCATAATTTAGGTTATGTTTTATATTTTCTTTTATAGCTTCTTCTATATGTTCTTCTTTATAATGATATTCTGGAGCAGTTGAAAATGTTCTGTTATTTCTTTCTACTGCTATTTTTAAAATTAAATTATAACTACACTCTTTTAAATTAATTTTACCTTTTAACATTTTTATAACCTCCTTATTAATTTATTAACTATAATTAATATATCATAGTTTTGCGGTAATTGCAACTATTATTATATATTTTACTATTTAAATTAGTTTTAAGCAGTTGTATTATTTTAGTGTGTATATTTATATTTGTTAGTGATTGGTGGTAATACAAGGGAAATATTGGAGTTTAGGTATCATTTAAAAATAGGTAAAAAAAATAAAGCTAGTAAATTAATACTAGCTAATAATACTTTCTATATAATCTCTAGCATCTTCCAATGTTTCAAAATCCCCGTCAATACTTTTTTCTATTTCGTATGTGTAGTCATTAATTTTTGTAACTTTATAAGTCATGTGCTTTATCTCCTTATTAATTTATTAACTTAAAGATTGAGTGCAAATATATTTTTCTTGATCGTAAACATCTCTTTTATATATGTGCACGAATCTACAGTTGTCTTTGTTGTACCTGTTAGGATTTTTGACCATTTTTGTAAAAGATGGAGCAGACAAATCTCCAATACTTGCAATTGAGTTATTGCTAAAATAATAAATATACATTTAAAACATCTCCTTTTAATTAATTAAATTTAAAGTATGTTCTGCCATTGATTTATTATAACTATAATCATTCGATCCGTTTATAATGTCTTTTAAAGCTTCTATAATTCCTTTTGCATCGGTTATCCATGTATTAGTTGAATATTTTAAAATTCTTATGTTGTACTTAGTCATTTTTAAAACCTCCTTTAAAACTTATTATAAAGGTATTTATAACTATTGTCAACTATTATTATATATTTTATGCAAATTATTATATAATAAAATCTATATTTTACCCTTTAGAGTAAAAGAAAAAAGACTTTTCAGTCCTTTATTTTCTTTATAGTTATTTCAAATTTTTCTTTAGTGTCTATGTGCTGTATTACTAATCTTGGGTATGCTTCTTCTACTAGTTCATAAAAGTAACTATTGTTTTCTATTAATGATGCTAAATCTTGATAATTATCCTCTAATTTTTCTCTTTGTTTTGTCATTCTAACAACCTCCTTTGTCTGTTTTTTCTATTAATTTAATTGCACTTGTTAAACAATTATTTTCTAATAGATAATCTATTTTTTGTAAAAAGGTTTTGGCTTCTTTCCAGTGCAATTTGTAACTAACATCAATAGCATCATTAAGTATTAATTCTTTATTCATTAACATTCTAAAAACCTCCTCTATCTACTTTCTTCTTATTATAGCATATACAGATACAATTGCAAGTATTATTTTACTTTTTATATAAATATTTTTACTCTTATTTTATATTTAGAACAAATGTTCCCTTATTTAAATTTGATATAAGCAATTAGAATTTTATTGCCTTTATGGTGATATTGGTGTGATTTTACTGCTAGTATAGATTAATTATAAAGGTTTAAGGATACCATAGGTAGGTATTTATATACCCTGCATAGGTATATTGTGTATTATTTTTAATTTAACTATTGCATTTTAGGTATTATTGATATATAATAAGTAGTAACAAATATATTATAAAGGTGGTCATTAAGTATGAATTTAAATTTTTTAGTAGGTAATAGAAACTTTAATTCGTTTGAAGATGCTTTTAATTATTGTATGCAGTGCGACTTTAGTCCCGAACTAATACAGGTTAAGGAGGAAATATAATAATGAATAAACAATTAACTTTAAGCAGTAAAGAAGGCAAACTATATCAAAGGATGACTTATAACAGCTTTGACGGTCTCACGCACTGGAATAATGAAGACATTAATATAAACTATCAAATAGCAGTATTAAATGATGATGCAGAAGGTTTTAAAGAGATTAAAAAAGTAAATAGTTTGAAGCAATTAATAACAACTGCTTATGCAGAAACTTTAAAAGGTAATATGTATAATTTAGAATTAGAAGTTATAAAAGGTAATGAAATAGTAATAGAAGATGGAACTGATGCTATGGACTGCTGGCAAACTGTAGAGAATAATGATCTCAAAAAAGAAAATGAATTATTAAAACAGCAACTAAAAGAAATGGAATTAATGAAACAATTTATAAAAGAATATAAGGCAGAAAAAATATATAATAAATATAAGGTTAAAAATAATTTATATTGGTATGAATACACACTGAGAGGATGCTCACCAGGATGTCAACCAAAGGATTTTAAAGAAGTAAATAATAACATAGGTAAGTTTGGTATAGTTGGCTATGATAGAGAATTAAGCAATAAAGAGTTAAATGAATATGAATTAAAGGAATATAAAGCAGGCTAACACCTGCTTTTTTTATTTGCAAAAATTTGAATTATTAGATATATAATAATACCTATATACAGTTTATTATATCATATAATATAGTAAAATGTCAAGTATTAATTTGTGTTTATACTAATAATATTTAGACATTTATCTAAATATCTAATAGAAGTCTTCTCCAAAAATCCGCTTGTTACTTAGCGACTGTATATACTGTATATAGAGTATATATACAGTCAAGTATATTTCCTTAACATATTAGTTTATACATAAAGTTATTCTTTTATGTATAAAAAATAGCCAGGATTTAGTTGATCCTGGCTTAAAAATACTTTACATATAAATAAATTCTTGAAAATGTTTATTTTCAATAGGCTTTAAAGCCTTATAATATAAGGCTTTTTAGGTAGTATTATTATATTTAGATCATATATGGGGGATAGAATAAATTTTACAGGTAAAATTAAATGCCAAAAAAGGGTATTGTACATCTAGGCATACGCCATAATTTTTCAACCAAACGAACCCTTAATTTAAAGTAAACCATGCACATTCCGAATATATTTTCAATAAATAAGTCTATATAGGCAAAAATAAAACAGGATACAAATTAATGTATCCTGTCGAACTTCTTGGCGAGGTATTTAAAATTATTTTTTAAATCATTAGGAAATAAGAACAAATATTTATAATTCCTTAATTTACGGTACTTCTTAATCTTATCTTTAGTCTTTTCAACATAATCTTTTACTCTCCTACTATCTTTATCGAACACATATAATCCAAAGTATTCTATCAACCAACAATGATTATCTGTAAACACAATCCAATCTGGTATCATTCCGTTGATTTTAATTGCTTCATTATTTTCTCTATGGTTATAATAAACACTTTTAAATCTATGATTTAGTAAATCATCTATTTGTTGTTCTTCCATACTATCAAATTCTTTTCTAGAATAGTTAATATTAAAATCTGTAGGAATAAATCTATTAGGATAACATTCATTTACCCAATCAAACAATGACTTATAATATTTTTTAAGTACATTATATAAAGTGTTAGTACCAATATTCCTTATAGATGTTAAAGTTAAATATAAAGGTATTTTTTCTATTGGTATTTTAAAATCTTTCTCAATCAAATATTTTAAATCTCTAATTCTGTTTTCTTTATTATCCCAATAGTTTACAGATTTAATATTAAATTTATATCCAGGATATTTATAATCATAATATTTTACAACAAAAGATAAAATATCTTTTAGGATTTTAGTCTTTAATCTACATTTATAACACACATCGGAATAATCAAAATTAAAAATATCATTTATTATAATATTATTTTCTTTTAAATAATTATTAAATATAATTTTAGCTTCATCAAATGTCATATTATTAAACATATAATTTTTATAATGCCAGGGGTATTCCCTATGATGATTGCCAAATAAACATTGGTAAATTTCTTCAATATTTATATAATTATTAATATTATAAATTCCAATTTCATTTTTCAAATAATCTTGTGTTAGATTGTCTTTGGTAATTTTACCTTCTTGATATAATAATTTAATTATTTTTATATAGTTTTCCTTGCTTTCAATATATTTTAAAAATTTTTTATCTTTTGTTCTTTGATAATAATTAAGTATTATTTTTATATTATCAGAAAGACAATCAAAATACGCTTTTTCTCCGTATTTTTTATAAATGTAATCTAAATTTTTATCTTCTATACTAATGTTATTACCACTATTACATTTTTTACATATAGTTCCTACATTATTCTTCATATAAACACTAGATGAGAAGAAGTCTTTTGTATGCGGATAATATTTATTGCATTTAGTACATTTTTGATATGTAACTAGTTGTTCTTTTTGTAATACTTCATTTATACTATGCTGGACAAACTTATTATGTTGTTTTAATTCTTTGTTAGTAATATTATTTTTAAATCTTTCTTTAGTATCAACTAAAGGTAATCTTAAATGTTCTAATAACAAATTTAAATTTTCTTTTTGTTTTTTATCCATTCTACCAAGTTTTAAATCTTGTAATAATAATTTTAATCCTTCTTCAGATATACACAATGTTTCATGAAGTCCACCAGTATCCCATCCATAATCTATATATTGAAATTGTAAATATTCTTTAAACTTTTTCCTCCTCTCTTTATTATTTAATAATGATCCTTTTCTTAATAGAATTTTTTCAGAAACATAAGATATGGGATAATAATAAATATTATCTTTATCTATTAATATTGGTATTTTCAACTTAGATAATTCTAATAAATCTTGCTTTATAATATCCCCTCCTACTGTTATAATATTACTAACACTTTATTATAACATATTATTTTTATATTGTCAAGTATTTATCAAACTTGACATATTTTCACGAATAATATAAAATTAATACGCATAGAATATTAACAAGAAAACAAATCCACTAAGGAGGAATAAATATATGAATACATCAACAGCAACAAATAATGTTGAATATCTAAATCAAGACTTATTAACCCTCAAAGGAAACTTTGTTGACTCATGGTTAAGTCAATATGAATCTAAAGATACCAGACGTGTTTATGCTCAACCAATAAAGGAATTTTTTGCAGTATCTTCACCTAGTCAAGTAAACTTAAAAATGGTACAAAACATCAGCACTACTCAAGTACAAAATTATATTAATAAAATTAGTACCAGTTCTAAGAAAACTATAAATAGAAAACTTAGCACTCTCTCTTCCCTTATTGATTATGTGAATGATCTTGGAGATTCTTGTGATATTAAAGTTAGAAATCCTTTTAATTCTAAAAGAACTAGACGTATTGCAAAAACTCAATCTAGTACAGAAGAGAAAATAATTGAAATATTCTCTGCTGAAGAACGTGAGCAATTATTTAATGTAATAACAGTAAATAGAGATTATGTATTATTTAAATTACTATTTAACACTGGTATACGCAGAAGTGAAGTTATTAATCTCACTCCAAATGATATATTTACTGAAAATAATAAATTGTGGCTTAGAGCAAATGGTAAAGGAAGAAAAATTAGATTAATACCACTTAATAAAGAAATAAAGGAATTGCTTGATACAGTTGAAACAAATCCTAGTCAAAGATACTTTACTTTTTCAGCAGATAATATATATAAAATGTTACAAAAATATTGTGCTAAAGCTGGTATAGTTAAAAATAAAATATCTCCACATATTATTAGACATACTTATGCAAGTATATTGAGATCAAAAAATATATCAATTGAAACTATACAAAAGTTATTAGGTCATGAGAATATTAAAACAACTATAGATTATATACATGATATTGATAAGGCATTAACACACACTAATGTAATTGAAAGTATAGGTGTAATTTAGGGGTTACTCTATTGGGTAACTTCTTTTAATTGAATAGGGAACGTAGTGACTTACAACGTAGCGTAAGCGTAGTTAATATAACAATAATACTTGACATATCAAGAAAATTGTGGTACAATTAATTATAGGTTGGAGGTGAATTATTATAGTGTGAAGTTAATACAAGTTCCATTTGAATTAATTATTAATAAACAAAAATATAAATCAGAAGTAATGTATTTATATATTCATTTGAAAATGGTTTGTAAAAATGAAAATGTAAACATATATGCTAAAAAATTATTGAAAAATTTAAACTGGTCAAACAATAGAAGATTAAAAAAATATTTATTTATACTAAAACAAAATGATTATCTTAGTTATGATTTTGAAAATATACCAATACATAATACTTTAAATATAACTTTGCGTAAGATAGATAATAAAGTTAAAAAAGAATTATATGTTACCGTTGATACTGATACAATTAATAAAATAAAAAATTGTACTAATAATATTAATATTGATAATAAAGTATTAAATTTGCAAGAACAAGCATTAAGATTATTTTATTATTATGAAAAATGTTATAACTATAAAGAAGGTAAAGCATACCCTTCTTTTGCAAATATAAGTAATGATATTGGTATTAGACCTGAATACATAACTATACTAAATAACATATTTGAACAAAATAAAATAGTTAAAATAAAAAAAGGAAAATATTATACAGATGATGATGGTTTTGCTAAAAGAGAAAGAAACAATTACATACCGATTTGCAAAAATCGGTAATATATAGTTTTAAGTTATAGTTTTAAATATATATAAATATATTATTACTTCCAAATTTGCAGGGTTACCCTACCATTTTGGAAGTGTAACTTTACCATTTGGGAAGTGACTAGTATTTATGCGGTTTGTGGGAGTTGTTTTTTAAGATTTATAATATAAAAATAATACTTATTAAGGAGATGTATTTGATTGCTTATATCAATTGAACAAGTAAAAGTAAAAGATAGAATTAGAAAAGATTTTGGTAATATTGAAGAATTGGCAAATGATATTAAAGAAAATGGATTAATTAATCCTCCTGTAGTAACACCAGAATATGAACTTATAGCAGGAGAACGCAGATTAAGAGCATGTAAACATTTAGGATTTAAACAAATTGAAGTTAGAGTTATGACTGTAAAAGATTATGAACATCAACTTAAATTAGAAATATCTGAGAATGAGAATAGAAAAGATTTTACTTTTAGTGAAAGAATTGAATATGCTCGTAAACTTGAAGAAGTTGAAAAGATTAAAGCTAAAGAAAGAATGAACCTTGGTCAGAAATCTGACGAGGGTGGTCGTTCAGATACAATAGTTGCAGATAAAAGTGGGTTTGGTAGTAGAGATACTTTACGCAAAGCCAAATTTATTTCCGAAAACGCTGATGAAGAATTAATTAAACAACTAGATGAAGGAAAATTATCTATTAATAAAGCATACCAAACTTTAAAACAACAAAAAGAACAATTAGAAATATCAAATCAATTATTACAAAAACAATATAATGAATTATCTCAGAAGTTACAATTAGAAAAAAACAAACCACCTAAAGTAGTTGATAAAACTGATTATAATTCCATTAATAATTTAAATTCACAATTAAATAAAATTAAGCAAGAAAAAGATGAATATTATAATAAATATATTAAATCTCTAAATGACTTACAAGAAGAGCAAAAAAAAGTTTCTAAATTTATGGGTAATAGTACAAATTTTGAACTAGTTACTTCTACTAGTGAATTAACTTTAAAAATGATTAACTTTATAAAAGAAATGTCTAAATATGATTATCTTGCAGAAACATTCAATGATATTCCAGATGCAACAAGAAAGGAATATGTTCGTAGTATTTATGGAGTATATAAATGGGCAAGAAATATTTTAAATGAAGTTAAATATGATGATGTTTTGGGGGTTAATGGACAAATAATAGAGAATATAAAATATGTGGAGGTAGATATTAATGAATAATCAATTAGAAGTTAGAGTAAATAAATTAGAAGGTATTACAGGTAAACTTGCTGGTGTAATGAGTAATTTACAAAATGGACAAAAAACAATGGTTGAAGTTCTACATGATTTATCTTTTGTAATAGCTGATGAAATCAGAGAGCAAATATCTCAAGAAATATTATCTCAAAAAGAACAATTTAAACAAGAATTTAGTGAAGATATTACTCAAGTTAAAACTGATGTTGAGGGTGTAAAAGAAAAATTAAAACAAACTACTATTGATAGACATCAGGAAGGCGAGTTAACTCAGTTGAGAAAATCAAGAATTATGAAATTAGTTGGCGGTATGAAGTCACCAGAATATACATTATTTTATAGTAGATATGTTGGAAAATTAACAAATGATTTAAAATCTTATTTTAAAGTAAGTTCTTATAAAGATATTTCATTAGAAGAATTTGATAGTGCAAAAAATTATATTAATAGTTGGATTGCTCCTTCATGGTACACAAAATATCTTTTAGATGAATTAAAAGAAAAAAGTGAAAATGGTGAGTTAAAGATTTCTGAACAAAAAGCATTGAATGAATATTTAAATTTTTAATTTATTAATATAATAATAATACTTAATTTATAGGAGTGATTAACATCTGAAATGAGCAAATATATATCAGAAGAATGTACCTGCTGTGGTAGAGAATTAACAAATGCTCAATTAATATATGTTGAAGTTGATACGGATAATTATGTTTGTGTCAAATGTGTTGAAAGATATTTTATAAATGTTGTTCCAGTAAAGGAGATGGATTATTAAAGTGAGCAAAGGTGAAGAGAGAATAAATAAATATTTAATTAAAAATAATTTTAAATTTGAAAGAGAATATTCTTTTCCTGATTGCAAATTAAGAAAACCTTTAAAATTTGATTTTGCAGTTTTTAATAATAATAATTCTTTAAAATGTCTTATTGAGTTTGATGGCAAACAACATTTTGAATCTGTTGATTATTTTGGTGGTGAAGATAAATTATTCCGTTCTCAAGTTAGGGATGATATAAAGACAAATTATTGTTTAAAAAATAATATTAGACTTATACGTATTCCTTATACTAAAGAAAATAAGATTGAAAAGTTGTTAGAAGATTATTTATTTAAGAACAAACAAATACCTTTGTATGGATTTTGGATAGATAATCTAGATAGTGCATTAGCTGAAATAGATGATAAACATGAAGAAGATGATTATTTTTATGAAAATTCACAAGAAAAACTAAAAGAATTAGCAGAAGAAAATTTATTAGAATATTATTTATACCAGTGTCAAAGAAATGGTTATCCTGTTCATGATGAAGACGGATATTTGTTTTATGAATTATTATATCAAGGAGGTAATTAAAATAAGTAATAGTCATACTGATAATATTATTAGCAAAATTAAAAAAAAGTTAAACTATGATTTAAACTATGAAAATAGAATACAAAGATTAAAAGAAATTGAAAAATTATACGGACAAGATTTACTTCGCATGTATGAAAAATATAAATTTAGCAATTTAAGTAAATATCATAATAGAGTTTCTTATGATAATATTTGTAAAATTTATGACCAATTAAGTGAATATATTTTGTTTTGTGTTGATAAAGACCCTTTTGCCCCATACACTCAAGAAAGCAATCTTAGATGTTTAAATTCAAGCGATGAAATAAGTTTAGAAAAATATATGAAGTCTATTGCTAGTAAGGAAAGATTTATTAAAAGAAGATATGATGATAATAATCACGCCAAATATAAAATAAAAGATTTTAAAAAAGATGTTGAGCGTTTTCCTGAAATAGAGCAATATATTCAATATAATATTATGGTTAGAAAAATTATAGATGAATATGAAAAGAAAAATCAACAATATAAAAGAATAATAAATAAATTAAAAGAAAAAAACAATAAATCTAGATTAAAATTAGTAAATAAAATTTGGAATAAATACATTAATGTTAATCATGATTATAGGGGGAATAATTTTAATGAAATAATAAATCCAAAACAACCACTTAAATACAATAAGGAAACTAATCAGTTTGAGAATAATTATAAAACAATTACTTATCAAGAATATATTGACTTCTTAAAAAACGGAATTGGCTATAATAAAAATAATTCATCAGAAATTGATAAAGATATTATTGCAATTTATAAAGAATTATCAAGATTGTTTTATGCACACAATCCTTTAAGAAGCTTTGAAAAACCTACTAAAACATCTAATATGATTGATTTCTTTAATGTTGATGATGTAAAAGCTGTATTTAGGGGAATGTGTTTGCGTGGATATTCTGCTGGATTTGATAATGTTTTACGAACAATGAACAGAATTATCTCTCAATTGGAATTAACAGAAAATGATAATAAAGTTATTAAGCAATATAGATTAGGATTAAATATAGAAATTATTTTTGATGAAGAAATAAAAAAAAGATGTGATAGAAGAAAGCAATTTACAGATAATATTATGACTATTGCTGAATGTGCTAAAAGAACTGGTTTAACAGAAAAAAATGTTGAAAGAATTATAAATAAAATATGTAAAAACATAAGTGAAAAATACATTGAATGGTATGAAAATGAAATATATTATATGGATTTAGTTAAAGGAAAATATAAAAAATGTAGTAAATGTGAAGAAATTAAAATTGCAAATGAAAGATATTTTAGAAAAAGATCAGACAATAAAGGTGATGGATATTATAATTATTGTAGAAAGTGTGAGTTATTATAAAAAGTGACGAAAAACCGTTCGGAATCGTGTCATTTTCAACATATAGTATGTAAGGCGTGAAATAATTTTTTAAAAACCTTATTAATATAAAAATAATACTTATTACTAAGGGGGTTACTACTCTGAATACGGTAGACAGAGTGACTTTTGATACCAACACCCTGCTCCAAACACAAGGAAATATATTAGAAAATTTTAATAATATTATCCTTCCCATTGGAGTAATTGAAGAATTAGATAACCAAAAATCAAAAGAAGGTTCTTTAGGATATAACGCTAGATGTGTAATCCGAAAATTAGAAAAACGTGAAGATATACAATACATAACTAAACAAAAATATATTATGCCTGAAGATTGGATTACAGATAAGATTGACAATCAAATTGTTTGTTTCGCTAGAGATAATGATTGTATTTTATATAGTAATGATTTAAATGTACGTACCAAAGCTAAATCACTTAATATTCCTGCTTTTGCATGGGTTGAGAATAAGACAGAACATTTTAAAGGATGGCGTAAATTAATTTTAACAGAAGAACAAATTGCTGATTTTTACGAAAACAAGAATTTGCCTGTAAATAACTTTATAGAAAATGAATATATAATTCTCTTTACTGAAGATGGTAAATCAATAGAAAAACTAAAATACAAAAATGGTGATTTAAAGAAAATACAAAGACTTAAATATAAAGATACATATATAGAAAAGCCATTAGATGATATTCAATATTGTGCTTATGATGCTTTATTTGATGATGATATTAAAATAGTTTCCTTAACGGGTTTATCAGGAACAGGTAAAACAAAAACTGCTGTTTCTGTTGGTTTAGAATTACTCAATAATCAAAATAGTAAGTATGAAAAGATAGTATTAATTCGTCATGCTGTTGAGTCTGGTGAAACTATAGGCTTACTACCAGGTGATAAAAATGAAAAGTTAATAAATGGTTGGGCAGGTTGTTTTTATGATAATCTTCCTGGAAAGAAATTTGAGTTTATGGAAAATTTATATGAAAACAAAATAGAAATTGAAACATTATCTTTACTTAAAGGTAGAGATTTAAAGAATTGTTTTATTATATTTGATGAATGTGAAGATGCTTTTCCTGAACAGATTGAATTAGTAGCTACTAGAAAAAGTAGTGGTTCTAAGGTTGTTTTTGTTGGTGATTATAATCAAACTAGTCATCAAAAGTATAAAAATAATAATGGGTTGAAAAAATTAATAGAAAAATGTACTGGGCAAAGTTGGTTTACAAATTTAGAATTACAAACCAATGGTAGAGATGAAATAGTAGAGTTTTTTGCAACTGAATTTAAAAAATAATTTTGTGCATACGACTGTTTTTCGTATTAGCACATTTAAGGGTTAGAATGTTCGTCTAATTCCTATCTTATTTTAATAAATGGATAGGAGGAATTTTAAATTGACTAATAAAACAGAAGAAATAAAAAGAAGTATTGAAAATGAATTTTATGATATTTTTCGTATAAAAGTAATCGATAAAAAAGTTGAAAAATGGAGTGAAAAAATTGAGTTAATTGATGATAGTGGTTATAAATATTATTATAAAAAATCAGATTTAAAAGATATTAAAAAAAATAATGGTATTTTACGACCTTTTACTCCTAAAAATCATTTTGCTTTAGAAAATATAAAACTATGGTTAAAAAATAATAGAAAGAATTATAAATTATTATCTACGGATTTCAATTCAAGTGCAGATAAATTAAAATTTAAATGTGATAAAAACCACATTTTTTATATGAGATTTAATAATATGAAATTCTTAAACCAAAGATGTCCTTTTTGTATGGGTAATGCTAAATTTACTTTAGAAGATGCTGAATATTATTTCGATAAAAAAAATTTTAAATTATTAGCAACAGAATATAAAAATTTAACTACAAAAATGCCTTATATATGTAATAAACATAAAGAAATAGGTATTCAGTATGCCACTTTGTATAGTGTCAAAAAAAATCAATTAATTTGCTCTGAATGTGTTAATGAAAATAAAAAAAAACTATATACAAAAACACAAGAACGATTTGAAAATGAAGTATTTAAAATTGTTAAAAATGAATATACTGTGTTAGGAAGATATAAAAATACACATACTAAAATTTTAATAAGGCATAACGCCTGTGATCACGAATGGGAAGTAGAACCAAATAGTTTTTTAAACGCTGGACATAGATGTCCAAATTGCTATTATTCACGTGGGGAAGATAAAATTAAAAAATATCTAGATAATAATAATATATCACATGAACAACAGTATAGATTAGATGATTGTAGATATAAAAAACCACTACCTTTTGATTTTGCAATATTTGATAATAAAAATATGTTAAAATGTTTAATTGAATTTGATGGTAGACAACATTTTGAAGAAGTAAAAGCGTTTGGTGGTAGAGGTAGTTTTAAGAGAACACAAAAATATGACAAAATAAAAACAGACTATTGTAAAGTAAATAATATATTACTTATTAGAATACCTTATTGGGAACTTGATAATATAGAAAAAATATTAGAAGAAAATTTAAAATTAGCAGTTTAATATAAAAATAATACTTAATTGGAATTAAAGGAGATGAAAGGATAAAATGTCACGTTCAAAACTAAATGAAAAACACACTCTTTCTGCTGAAGGTATTTTAAATCTTGAAAATTTAAGTTTAGAAATTGAAGACATAGGTGAAAAAGATTTAAAGGATTTGCTTGCAAGATTTAATGGTTGTAATGTAAAAATAAATATTACATTAAACAATGAATTAATGTAAGTTGGTGATAGATTGAATTTAAACAGATTACCTAATGAATGTTTTATTGATTACGCTGATAGATTAATAAATAATAAACAAAACTATGACTTAGATCATACTGAAATATATGAATTATTGTTTAACACAGTAATGTCTTCTACGGAGTCCAGAAAAAGACTTTATGGTGTCAAAGAAACTATTGAGCAACTTAAAAAAGAAGGATTTGAAAATTTAACTGAAGATGAAATATTTCTAAAATTAGAAAATAAAAAAATAGAATTGCAAAAAGAAAAAGTTAAACTTTCTACTTTGCGTAATGATTTAAATAAATTAATTAGAGATAACTCAAGACGTGAATTAATTTTAGAAGAAGTATTAAGAATAATTCCTAAAGTTGACAAAGTTGAATTTAATCCACTTATTACTCAAGATAAAAATAGAGACTATTTACTTTGTATAAGCGATATTCATTATTCTAGTTTCTTTACAAGTCAGAATAATGAATACAGTGTTGATATTGTTAAAGAAAGATTTGAAATTTTACTAGGTGAATTAATTAAATTTGTAAATAAAGAAAAAATAAATAAATTATATATCTCTAACAATGGAGACTCTATTCAAGGAATTATACGCATTAGTGATTTAAAGAAAAATCAATTAGGATTACTTGAGAGTGTAATATCTTTTTCTAGGTTTATGGGAGATTTTTTAAATGAATTATCTAAACATGTAAATATAGAATATTATCATGTGCCTAATGCCAATCATGCTGATATTAGATTGTTTGATGAAAAGAGAAATCAAACTGGTGAAAACTTGGAATACTTAATAGTTAATTATATTCATGATTATTTAAAAGAAAACGAAAGAATAATTGTGCATATACCTAAAAAAGATTTTATTGAGTTTGAATTACAGGGATATAATATAATTTCTATGCATGGTGATGAAGTTAAAAATATTAAAACTATTCTAGAAAAAATTAGTATGCGTAATAGAAAATTTTATGATTATGTAATTTTAGGACACTTCCATTCTACATTAGAACAGACTGTATATGAAGGTGAGACTAACAACATGGAAATATTAATCACTCCTTCTATTGTTGGTAGTTGTCCATATAGTGATAGTTTAATGGTTGGAAGTAAAAGTTCAGCAAAGTTACATATTTTTGAAAAAGACAAAGGTAGAATACAAAGTAATAATTTTATTTTGAACTAATATTAATATAATAATAATACTTAATATTTTATTGAAGAGTAGGTATCCCTCCCCTACTCTATTTTTATTTTATAGAATAAAAGGTGGTGAGAGTAATGGATTCAATATGTCCTACCTGTGGAAAAAAAATAACTGATAAAACTTGTTATAAATCTGGTGCAAGGATTTATAATCATCTTGGTTTTGTACCTTTTTGTAAAGATTGTATATATGAGACATATGAAAGATATTTAAATGATTTTAAAGATGAAAGAAAAGCAGTTTATGTTACTTGTAGGATATATAATATTCCTTACTCTGATATTCAACTTGAAGGTGCTTTAAGAAATCAAGGTCATATTAGTGGTTATGCAAAAATATTTAAAACATATATGAAAAATATAAATTCTCTTGGTGTTTTTAATGGAGAAAGTACGGATATAAGTTTAAATGATGTGTTGCTTGGTTTTTATGATAGAGATAAAGTCGTTTCTAAAGATACAGAGTGTAACTTTACTTCATCAGTTGATTTACCACAAGAAAAACTAAAAGAATTAGCAGAAGTATGGGGTAATGGTTATACTCCTAAACAATATTTAGATTTAGAAAAATTTTATAAAGATATGAAAATGACACATTCTATTGTAACTCCACAACATATTAAGGCACTTATGATGCTTTGTAAAATGCAATTAAAATTAGATAAATTTCTAGAAGAAAATGATATGACTTCTTTCGCTAAATTACATGACCAATATCAAAAATTACTCCAATCATCTGGATTAAGACCAATAGATAAAGTTGGTGGAGATGAAGCAACGGGAATGAGATCTTTTAGTCATATTTTTGAAGAAGTTGAGAAAGATGGTTATATTCCACCTAAAAAATACAAAACACCACAAGATATCATTGATTCAACAATAATGTATGTGTTGAATTATACTAAAAAATTAATTGGTCAACAGCCAATGGTAGAACCACCTTCCGACACACCAAAGGTTTCCGATTTGGAAGGTGAAAGATTTGAGTAATTATATCAATTATCAACGTGAGGAAGAAAAAAGCACTAACACTGTAAAACAGGTTACAGATTTCTATAAAACTGATTTTCAAAAACGTAGTTTTGAAGAAATTAAAGATGAATGGCGTAAGTATTGTGAATTATGGAAATGGTATCCTGATTATTTTTTAGATTTTATAAAACCACCTAATTGTAAAATTGATTTATATCCTTATCAAAGGTTATATTTAAGAACATTTATGAGGCATAAGAAGGTATTTTTAACAGCCACACGTGGTAGTACAAAATCTTTTACTCAAATTTTAGGTAAATATTTAAAATGCATTTTTTATCCTGGCATTAAAGAGTTTATTTGTGCCCCAGGAAAACAACAAGCTTCTAAAATATCACAAGATAATATTAGTGATATTTGGGAGTATTATCCTATTTTAAAAGGCGAAATTAGATATTTTTCTTTTGCAAAAGATTATACTAAATTAATTTTTCATAATGGCAGTAGATTTGATGTTGTTCAAGCTAGGGATGCAGAACGTGGTGGTCGTAGGCATGGGGGTTGTATTGAAGAAATCGTTGATGAAAAACTAGACCCTGAATTGTTACATTCAGTTGTAATACCACTTATGGCTAACAATAGAATTGCAATGTGTCAAGGTGTTGATTCTGAGGAAATACATAAACAAGAGTGGTATTGTACTACTGCTGGTACAAAACAGTCTTTTGCTTATAAGAAAATGATAGAAGTATTGAATGATATGGTCAATGGAAAATCTGCTTTTGTATTAGGTAATGGTTTTGAATTGCCATGTATGCATAATCAATTAGATATTGACTTTGTAAATGAACAAAAAGAGTCTCCTACTTTTAGTCCTTTAGCATTTCAAAGAGAATATGAAAGTATTTGGACGGGGAGTAATACAGATTCATTAGTTCAATTAGAAGATTTAAATAAATGTAGAATATTAACTAAACCTGAGTTAAAAGCAGAAGATAAAAATGCTGAATATATATTATCTTATGACGTTGCACGTGCCGAAGGTTCTGCAAATGCTCAATCCTCTTTGGCGGTAATTAAAATAAAAGAAAAAAATAATGGTGAGTATTCTAAATCCTTAGTAAATATATTTGGATTTGAGGGTACTCATTTTTTAGAACAAGCATTGTTTGTTAAAAAAATGGTTAACAATTATAGGGCAAGAATATTAATAATTGATGCTAATGGTTTAGGAAAAGGCTTAGTGGATTTTCTTGTAACTGACATAGATGAAAATCCAATTTATGAAGTAGTTAATGATGATAGATTTAATAAGTATAGAACTGCAGATTCTATTCCTATGATTTATAACATTGTTGCTCATAGTAAAGAACATAAAAATAGCGATATTCATAATGTTTTTATTAATAATATTTCAAATCAAAAAATTAAATTATTAAAAAGTGAATCTTCTATTAAAACCGAAGTAATGTCTAAAAAAGGTATGAATACCGATAAATATATTGATGAAGTAAAACCCTTTATCAGTACGGACTTGTTATGCGATGAGATAATGAATTTACAATATAAACAATCAGGAAATGAAACAAAAGTAAATCAAATTAGTAGGTCAGTACCAAAAGATAAATTTTCTGCTTTAGAATATGGGTTATATTGGATTTATTTACAAGAAAATAAAAATAAAATACAAAAGAAAGAAAATGTAATTAATATTTCAGAACTCTTCTCAACATTCAAAAAGCCATCATTAAGAAGTTAAGGAGGTGTCAATTTGGTAGAAAATAATACTAAAGATTTAATTAAAGACTATTATAAAATAGATTTTGCCAAATTAGCAAGAATGGTATTTAATGATTTACAAATTACTAAATCAACAAATGTTTTATTTAATAATTTCCCTAAAGAAAAAGTAATAGAAGCATTACAAAATCCACAGAAAAATGAAAAAACACTGAGAAATCTATCAGTGTTTTTATATATTTTAAGTCCTCATTATAAAAGATTGTGTCAATATTATGCTCAAATGTTGAAATATGATTATTATATAGAACCTTATAGATTAAATTATGAAAAATTAGATAGAGAAGAATTTAAAAGAGATTATTATAAAACACTTTATCGTTTAGACAATATGAATATTAAACATGAATTTCAAAAAATTGCTGAAATAGCATTTAAGGAGGGAATTTTTTATGGTTATATCTATGAAACCAATGATTCTTTCTTTTTGCAAAAAATAGATCCAGACTTTTGTCAGATTACATCGGTAGAGGATGGCACTTATAATTTTTCATTTAATTTTACTTATTTTGATAGAGACCCATCTTTATTAAATAATTATGCTTCTGAATTTAAGGAAAAGTATCAAGAATATAAAGATGCAAAGGCAGATAAATCAATTAAACGTAAAGATTTAAATAATTATATATGGCGTGAGTTAGATGGAGAAAATTCTATTTGTATCAAACCTGACGAAACAGTACCTTTCCCATTTGCTCCATTTTGTGGTGTAATGAGTGACCTTTACGACATACAAGATTACAAAAGTCTAAAAAAAGCATCATCTGAAATGGACAATTATGCTATTATTGTTGGCAACCTACCATATAATGATAAATCAGATTTAGCTAATGATTTTAAACTTAATCTTGATGATGCAATACGTTTTGGTAATCAAATATCACAACAACTACCAGAGCAAGTAGGTTTTTTATTATCTCCATATAAAGATATGACATTATTTAAATTATCAGATGATAAAGTTGGTAATAATGTGGTTGAAGAAGCTGTCAATTCTTTTTGGACTTCAAGTGGAACAACAAAACAATTATTTAATGAAGCAGGCTCGACAGATGCATCTATGAAAGCTTCTATAGCAACTGATAGTCAAATTATGTTTAATTTCTTACGTCAATTAGAAAGATGGTTAAATAGAAGATTAAAATATAAAGAATTAAAATATAAATTTAAAGCTAATTTTCTTAATACTACATATTTAAATGAAAAAGAAGTAGTTGAAAGAGAATTAAAATCTGCCCAATTTGGAGTACCAAACAAAATTCGTTTATGTACTGCACTTGGAATGAGTCAATCATCTGTTGATAGTATGGCTTTTTTAGAAAATGAGATATTAGGACTTCATGATAAATTTATTCCGTTACAAAGTTCTCATACATCCAATAATACTAATTCCCCCACAAACGGTAATCCAGGGAAACCAAATGACGAACAACAGAATTTAAAAGGTAGTTAATAATTAGTTTCTTTTGAGGTTATGGCATGTCGTGAGACACCCCTCTAACCTCTTATTTTTATGTTTAAAAATAGGAGGTTGTTTGATGTCACGAAAATTAAGCTTTAAAGAAGTTGAATTATTTGTTAAAGAAAATAGTGATTGTGAACTTATTTCTAAAGAATATATTAATATAGATAATAAGTTATTATTTAAATGTTCTTGTGGTAATTTATTTGAAACATCTTTTTATAATTTTAGAAAGAAAAATAAAAGGCAATGCAATTCTTGTAGTGGTATAACAAACTGGGATATTAATAGTGTTAGAAAATTTGTAGAAGAAAATAGCGAATGTAAACTATTAAGTAATTACTATCAAAATAATTTAACAAAATTAGATTTTATATGTGGTTGCGGAGAAGTATTTACAACAGATTTTTCTAGTTTTTTATTTAAAAATAAAAGAGTTTGTAATACATGTAATAATTATATTACATATACTTTTCAAGAAGTTCGTGACTTTATAGAAAGTAATAATTGTCAATTAGATGCTAATTGTAGTTATATTAATGCTAGAACAAAAATGAGAATTAAATGTAAATGTGGGGAATATTTTTTAGTTACATTTTCTGAATTTAAATTTGGTAAAAGACAATGTAATAAATGTAGTGGTAAAGTTTATTGTGATATTGAAAGTGTTAGAAATTATGTAGAAACTAATACAAATTGTGAATTATTAAGCAAAGAATATATTGATAGTCATGGCAAATTAAAGTTTAAATGTTCATGTGGAGAAATTTTCGAACGTTCTTTCGCAAATTTTAAAAGAACGAGTTATTGTAATAAATGTAGCATGCAAAAATTTATTCAAAAGACAAGAAAAACACAAGAAGAATTTGAAAACCAAATTTTTAATATATTTCAAGATGAATATTCTGTATTAGGTAAATACATAAATCATAATACTAAAGTATTAATAAAACATAATAATTGTGGAAATGTTTGGCTTGTTAGACCTTCGGTAATTTTAAATGGTGGTGGATGCCCACTCTGTATTTCTTCTAAAGGTGAAAAAGTTATTAAAAGTTATTTAGAAAATAACGAAATAAAACATAAACATCAATTTAGATTAGATGATTGTAGATGTAAAAAACCACTACCCTTTGATTTTGCAATATTTGATAGTAATAATAATTTAAAATGTTTAATTGAATATGACGGAGAACTTCATTTTAATTCTTTTGATTATTTTGGTGGAGAAAATAAATTTAAAGAACAACAATATCGGGATAAAATAAAAAATAACTACTGTAAACAAAATAATATACCACTTCTAAGAATCCCTTATTGGGATTTTTCTAATTTAGAAGAAATTTTAGATAAAGAATTAAAACAACTACAATGTGTTTCTTAGGTGGTGATAATTAAATGTTTATCTATTGTATAGATAATCAATTAAAAAATGAATTACTAAATAAAGGTTTTAAGTTGCTCAATGAGGATGAAAATGGAGCAACTTTTTTATTTGAAGAAAATAAGTTTGATTTTAGTAAGTTTGATAAAAAGAGTTTTTTATTGACTAACAAATTAAATTTTTAAAATAGGTAACTCCTAGTAGGGTAACTCCTACTACCTATTTTAAATTACTTTTTTTTAAAGGCGGTGATTTAAATTTGAAAAAGGAGAAGAAGTATTTTAGTCTACCTGTAGAAATTGTTGAAGTAAACACAAATTTTTCTTTTGATAATTCTTTGATACCTGTAGATATTAAGGTTATGCATAATGGATTAAATTTTAATAATTCTACTTTTGAAGATGATTCAATTGAAAATGCTAAAGAATCATTAAAAAATAAACCTATACTTGGTTATATAAAAAAAATTGATGGTTCTGATGCTAAAGATTTTGCAGGTCATGAAGTAGAAATTACTTTTGGCGAAGAAGGTCTAAAAGTCACATATCTTGAAAGACCTTTAGGGTTAGTACCAGAGAGTAATAACTATTCAATTTCTGAAGAAGATGACAAAAAATATGTAGTTTGCAGGGGTTATCTCTGGAGAGAATATCTTAATAGTGGATACGAAATCCTTAAAGATAATCCAAATAAATCAGTTTCTATGGAAATTGCTGTAGATGATTATGAAGCGAATGAAGATGGCACTATCAATATTACTAAATATCGTTATCTAGGGATTACTATTCTTGGAGATGATATTCAACCAGCTATGAAGGGTGCTAAATTAAGTGTAATTGGACAATTTTCAGAAGGTTTTACTAATGATTTTCATAATAAAATTGAAGAATTAAATGAAAAGATTGCTAATTTCACCACAAAAGGAGGTGAAAAGGAAAAAATGTCTGAACCAATTAAATTTGAGTTATCTCATGATGATATAAGAGGAAAATTATTTGATATTTTAAATCCTAAAAATGAAGATGGTTATCGTGAATGGAATTATTGGATTATGAAAGTTTATGATAGTTATATTATTGTTGAAGATGAAAATGATATGGATAATTATTATAAATTTAATTATTCTATTAGCGAAGATGAAGAAATAGTTTTAGGTGAAAAAGTGAAAGTGTATTTAGAATTTTTAACACAAGAACAAAAAGATGCTCTTGATGAAATGAAAAATAATTTTAAATTACTTCAAGAAGAAGTTGTTAAACTTAGAGAATTTAAATCTCAAAAAGAACAAGAAGAATTTAACATTCAGCTTGAAAAACAAAGACAAGAAAAAATTGATTATATAAATAATGAATACCAAAACTTGTCTGAAGAAATCAAAAATGAATTTATTAATAAAATAGACCAATATGAAAATATTGAAGATTTAGATGCTGATATTTGTATCTATATTGTTAAAAACAAATTACAGTTTTCTAGAGTAAAACAGGAAGCAGAAACAGTTAAAATTAATATAGCCAAAAATGTTAAAGATATCAAATTATCACCTTATGGTGATCTTTTTTAATTTAATTTAAAAATAATAAGGAGGAATATAAATTATGGCATATGGAATTTTTATTGCTGAAAACATGGCTTCTACTAAAGTTGGAAGTCTTTTAAGGTCTGCACAACAAGCAACTGCTATTGAAAATGGTTTTATTGTAACTTTAGGAAATTTAGTAAGTGGAGAAGAAAATTTATACACTTCTTCTGCAATTTCTGCTAATACTGATACTGTTTATTTGGTTGATGGTGTAGAAGTTGTTGCTTCTGAAGAAACCACAAAAGGTTTAGATGACTATCAAAATGTGGCTAATAAGCCATTTAGAGTTAGGAAACCTATGGTTGGTGATATTTTTTCTATTAGTGAAGCGTCAATTACTGAATTAGCAGGTGGCCAAGTAGTTGAAGGTAACTTTGTTGAAACTCCTGCTTCTGGTAATAAATTAACAGAAGCGGCTGCTTTAACTGCCGGCGTTTCTTTTGGTGCTAAAATTGTAAAAAGATGGACTTTAGGTACTAGAGCAACTCCTATGGTAAGACTTGAAGTTGTTTCAGTAGGTTAATAATATAATTATAATATATAAAGGAGGATATTAAAATGGCTGATAAAAATTCTATTGTGAAATTAGCTGTTGATATATGTAAAAACAAAGTAAACACAGAGTTTGCTAGTGCTGATAGAGATGAACAAATGCAGGTTTTAAGAAATGCCTTGATTGAAGCAAACGGTGGAAGTAAAAAATTAAATTACAAAACTATGCGTAAAAATGTAGAATTGTTTGAAATTATTGAAACTATTCTAGAAATGAATGATGTTCAAGGTTTTGAAGATAATGATTTTTTCGAACAATTTGTTGATTTTCGTAATATTGCTTTAGGTGATGAAAATAGTTTCTATATTGAAGATAATACATTATTTACTGTAAACACTACTGCTGAGGGTGTAGGTGCTACTTTAAGACAAAGAATCAACAAAGGCAAGAACGAATCAATTCCTACTACTCTTCGTACAATTGAAGCATATGAAGAATTAAATAGATTATTATCTGGTAGAGTTGATATTGTTGAGTTTGTTGAGAAAATGAAGAAATCTTTTGCCGACAAACGCATGAATGCTATTTATACAACTTTCTATGAAGGATTAGCTGGATTGCCTTCTGCTTTCCAAACAACTGGTACTTTCGCTGAAGCTAATTTATTAGATTTAGTCGCTCATGTTGAAGCTTCTACTGGTGGAAATGCTATTATCACTGGTACTAAAAAAGCATTAAGCAAAGTTACTACTGCTGTTGTTTCTGATAGTGCTAAAGAAAAATATAATCAATTAGGTTTTTATGGCATGTTTAATGGAACTCCTATGTTATCTATTAAACAATCTCATACTGCTGGAACTTATACTTTCGCAATTTCTGATAATGACTTATGGATAGTTACTTCTGATAGCAAACCTATTAAATTTGTAACTGAAGGTGATGCAATTTTTGAACAAGGTCAAGCAACTGATAATGCCGACAGAACTGTTGATATTTTAGCTGGAGAAAGATGGGGCGTTGGTATTGTATTAAATCAATTATATGGACAATATAGAATTGCTTAACTGAGAAGGAGTCAAATTCCTTCTCTTTTATTTATTTTTTTTTGAATAAAAGGAGTGTTTTTTATGACTGAAAATATTGTTAAAAAAAAACGTGGCAGACCACCTAAAAATAAAGATGTTGAAGAAAAAAAGATTGTTGAAAAAATATTAGAACAGCCTAAACAACAAATTAAAAAACAAAGAGATTTAAATGAAATGATTAGAGTGGTAAATATAACCAATTCTAAGCTAACCTATATTAGTAGAACATCGCCAGGTTATCAAATTGATTGGGATGAATTTCTTGATGAAAATTGGATGGAATATAAAGAATTAATAAATATGAGAAATTCACAAAGATTATTTTTTGAAGAACCTTGGGTGATGTGTGATTGGGAAGTTTTAGAAGATTTGCGTATAGATAAATATTATAAAAATATTGTTGATTTGGAAAATTTAGATACTATATTTACAAAATCAATTGAAGAATTAAAACAAACATTAAAGATTGTCCCAAATGGTATTAAAAAATTGATTGCAGATAGAGCATTTGAATTAAGACGTGAGAAAAAACTTGATTCAATAAGTGTAATTGAAGTTATAGAAAAAACTCTTAATATTGATTTATCAATTTAAGTGAGGTGGCTTTTGATGTCGACCTCTTATGATGTTGTTGATAATAGTTTTTTAAATAAAATTTCAGATGATTATTTAGCAAGTTTAACACAACAGCAAATAAATGATTTAATGGATAAATACAGAAATAGTGCTATTCCAAAATTTAAACAATGCACTAAATTATCTGATAGAGATGATAATTTAAGACAATTTAATATGGATTTAACTGATGAAGAAGTAGAAATATTAGCAAATATTATGATATTAGAATGGTTAAGGCCTGCAATTTATCATGCTGATAAATTAAAAAATAGTTTTTCAACTAAAGATTACAAATTGCATTCTCCTGCAAATTTATTGAAAGAATTACAAGAATTAAAAAAAATAACAGAAAAAGAAATAAGTAGACTTATTGTTTCTTATACTTTTTCTGAAAATAGTTTGGATAATTTATTATGATAAAAACTAGATATAATGAAATTCCTAATCCTTATTTTGGTAATTATTTTAAATTTTTAATAGGCAGAGTATGGAAAATACTCCCTATGACAGAAAAAGGTAATAAAGATTTGAAGAAATATATGGAGAGTTTGCAAATAGAAATAATTGGTAATATGAATTTAGTTGAAGAACTTAAATATGATGGTTATTTTATTACATTATTAAATAAAATTGAATATTTAATACATGAAAATTATACCCATGATGTTTGTCGCAAAACAGTGTTTGAATGTATTGATGTAATTGAAAAAATATCTAAAAAATACAACCTTAATTGAGAGGTGAGTTAATTGGCAAATTTTGAAATACAACAATCTTGGTTTGGCAGTACTGCTCCACAAAATGCTAAAAGTGCAACTGGAACAATAGGCAGTGGTGTTGATGGCACAGTCACTATAACAGTTAATGCCGTTGGTACAGAAGGTAATAATTATACTATTGAAGTTGTAGAAGGTTCTGGAACAGATATTGCTATGGATGCAGTATTAACTGGTACTAATATAGTTGTAACTTTAGGAACTGATGGTGTGGGTGCATTAGATGCAACTAAAAATACTGCTACTTTAGTTGCAGGTGCTATCGATTCATTATCTGGTGTATCTGCTACTGCTAGTGGTACTGGTGCTACAGCTTTAAGTTCTGCTGAAGTGCAGAAGAATTTAGTTGGTGGACAATATGCAACTACTGCTCCTATTCCATATACAATGCTGCAAGATGAAACTTATTATTATGTAAATATTAAACCTGCTCATGAAAAAAGTACAGACGCTTGGAAAAGATTTACTTTGGCAGATTTTTAATAAAGGAGGTGGATTAGTTGGCATTGGATTTAGATTTATATAATGCACGATTAGGTGTATATGGAAATCAAATTGATATTACTAAAAAGAAATTTAAAGATGAATTTGCCAATAATCCATCTTATATTACTGCTTATGTAAATAGTAGTAATATATTAAGAGATTTTCATATATCAGATGAAAATGATCCTACTAGAAAAAGAATTATTCCTAAACC